GAGCTTGACTATGATGAACAGTTTATTGAAGCTGCTGATCTAGGATTCTGCGAATTGTTTCACTTTACTTGTGCAGCACTCCGCACTTGTGATGCTTGGAAATCTGGTGGTTCAATCAAAAAGGACTAATATGAAAGCTAAACCCAAAACTCCCCCTACACCCCCTAAAAAGGGTATTCCTATAGCAATCATGGTTGCAGTTGGTAAACCCAAGGGTATGCCTACTCGTGGCGGTCGGACTGCTACTAACATGATGAAGAAATCTTCAAGAGGTAAATAATGTCTTCTTTAACTTCACCTATTACGCTTCTGAATGCAGTTGTAGCAACTGGTGCATCAACAGCCGTTCAGGTTGATTCTGGTCAACCAGCGTTCTTACAAGTTTCAGGTATTACATCAGCTACTGTTGTATTGCAAGGCAGCCTTGATGGAACAAACTGGTCAACTTTGGGAACTGCATTGACTGCTAACGGAATCATTACCGTTCAAAATGCACCAACGTACTTACGAGCAAATTGCACAGTTTATGTAACAGGCACGATCACCGCAAAGGTTATGTACTAACATGAAAACCAAAGCCCAAAAGAAAATTAGTAAGGTCATGACTGAGTATGGCAAGGGTGAATTGCACTCTGGCTCTAAAACTGGCAAGGTTGTGAAGTCCCAGAAACAAGCAGTTGCTATTGCTTTGTCTGAAGCTGGTATGTCTAAACCTAAAAAGAAGATGAAAAATGGCTACTAAACAAGGTTTGTACGCCAACATCAATGCAAAACAGGCTCGTATAAAAGCGGGTTCTGGTGAGAAGATGAATAAGGTGGGTTCTAAGAATGCGCCTACTGCTGCTGACTTCAAACAAGCAGCAAAGACTGCAAAGAAGCCCAAAAAGGTGAAATAGATGAAAACACCCACTTGGCAAACAAAAGCTGGTCAAAATCCAAAAGGCGGCTTGAATGCCAAGGGGAGATCGTCTTATAATCAAGAAACTGGTGGCAACTTGAAGCCTCCAGTAAAGTCGGGGGATAATCCTCGCAGGGCAAGTTTCTTGGCTCGTATGGCTGGTAACAGCGGTGCTGAGTACAAGGATGGTGAACCAACAAGACTGCTTCTTTCGCTTAAGGCATGGGGTGCTACCTCAAAGGCTGACGCAAAGGCAAAAGCTCAAGCTATATCCGCAAGGAACAAGGCAAAAGCGAAATGAGAGCATTATCAGTTGGCGCAAATCTTACAGCAAACACGCTGACAACCCTCTATACAGTGCCTACTGGTTACTATGCAAGGGTGGTATTGCTACGAGCAGTTAATACAGGTTCGCAAAAACATATTTCTTTTAGTTGGACAGATACCTCTGCGTCTGCTACATATTCTCTTGTATTTGAAACTGCTTTAACTACCAAAACCACACAAGATTGGGGAGGCGTATCTTATTTTGTGATGGAAGAAGGTGACATACTTAAAGCACAATCTGAGGCGGCATCTACATTTTCAGTAGTAGTTACCATTGAAGAAGAAGGATTGACTAGAACATGACCTACCTTGAATTAATCAATGATGTACTCGTAAGGTTGCGTGAGACAACTGTTTCCACGACAACTGAAACAACTTATTCAACTCTGATTGGCAAGTTTGTTAATGATGCAAAGCGTCAGATTGAAGATGCATTTTCGTGGAACGCATTGGGTCAAACAATCACAGTCACTACTGCCGCATCTACAGCATCTTATTCTTTGACAGGTGCTGGTCAGAAGTTTCAAGTGATGGATGTAATCAACACCACTAGCAATGTTGGCCTCACAAACATCAGTTTTGTGGATATGAACCGCAAACTGAACTTTACGCCATTGGTCAACTCTATCCCTACTGAATTTGCTTTTGATGGAGTTGATGCTTCATACGACACCAAGGTAAATCTTTATCCAATCCCTGATGGTGTATACACAATCAAGTTTGCTTTGACAGTCCCACAAGCAACACTCTCATCTGATTCAACAGTTGTACTCGTGAGTGATGTTTTAGTGGCTCAGAATGCTTATGCTCGTGCATTGGTTGAACGTGGTGAAGATGGTGGTCTGTCTTCATCTGAAGCATATTTGTTGTATAAAGCTATGTTGTCTGACCAGATTGCTTTGGAAGGTACTCGCTACCCTGAAAATCAGGAGTTTGTTGCGATATGAGCCAAGCAATTCAAACATACAGCATCTCAGCCCCCGGCTTTTACGGGTTGAACACTCAAGACTCGCCTCTTGATTTGAATGCTGGCTTTGCTTTGGTTGCAACAAACTGCATCATTGACCAGTATGGTCGTATTGGTTCACGAAAAGGTTACTCAAGAGTCAATTCTTCTTCTGGAAATCTTGGCGCAAATGATGTAAAAGTTATTCATGAGCTAGTGCAAGCTGATGGGACTTTGACTGTTCTATTTGCTGGCAACAACAAATTATTTAAACTTGACGGGTCTAATGCTGTTGTTGAGTTGACTTATGGTGGCGGTGGTACTGCACCAACAATCACGGCAAGCAATTGGCAATGTGCATCTTTGAATTCAATAACTTATTTCTTCCAGACAGGTTATGACCCTCTTATTTATGATCCTGCGGTAAGTACAACTACATTTCGCAGAGTTTCTGAGAAATCTGGTTATGTAGCAACAGTTCCAAGTGGAAACATTGTTATCTCTGCATTTGGTAGATTATGGGCGGCAAGTACTTCTACTAATACTTCAACTGTTTATTTCTCTGATTTGATTGCTGGCCATGTTTGGTCAACAGGTACATCAGGCTCTTTGAATGTAGACCGTGTTTGGGTCAATGGTTCTGATGAAATTACAGGACTTGCTGCACACAATGGCTTTCTGTTCATCTTTGGTAAGCGTCAGATTCTAATTTATCAAGGCGCAACTACACCAGCTTCAATGCAATTGAGTGATACTGTTGAGGGCATAGGTTGTATTGCAAGGGATAGCATTCAGACAACCAGCACTGATGTTCTGTTCTTGTCTAATTCTGGTGTCAGATCGTTGATGAGAACGGTGCAAGAGAAGTCTGCACCAGAGCGAGACTTGTCTAAGAATATTCGCAATGACTTGATGAGTACTGTAGCTGGTGAAACATTGGCAAACATCAAGTCTATTTATTCTGAAAGAGAAGCGTTTTACCTGTTGGTGACTCCTAGCATTGATACTACTTGGTGCTTTGACACCAAGGCATATCTGCCTGATGGCTCTGCAAGGGTTACTACATGGGACTCAATCACGCCTAAATCATTTTTATTTCTTAGGAATGGTACGCTTTACATAGGACAGAATGGTTATATCGGCTTGTATGGAACTTTCCAAGATCATACAACTGCTTACAGAATGTTGTACTACACAAATCATGCCGACCTTGGTGACCAGAATGTAACTTCTATTTTGAAGAAATTGTCTATTGTCGTTATTGGTGGAACAAATCAAGACGTTACATTTAAGTGGGGATTTGATTTCAAAACAAATTACTTGTCTGACAACACAACAATCCCAGAGCAAGGTGTTTCTTATTATGGGGTTGCAGAATATGGTGCAAATGCAACAGTTATTGCGTATTATTCTGCTGGTGTTGCATTGCAGACATTGACAGTTGCAGCGTCTGGATCAGGCAAAGTTGTACAAACAGGTTATGAATCTAATATCAATGGTTCTGCATTGTCTATTCAGAAGATTGAAATTCAAACCAAATCTGGCAAGATGAGTTAAAGGAAAGAAATGACTAATTACACAAAATCAACCAACTTTGCAACCAAAGATGCTTTGGCTTCTGGCAATGCCTTAAAGATTGTCAAAGGCACTGAGATTGATACTGAATTCAATAACATTGCTACTGCTGTTGCGACTAAGGCAGATTCAGCTAGTCCTACCTTTACAGGAACAGTGGTAATTCCAACTGCAACGATAACTACTGCAACGATAACTACTGCAACGATAACTACTGCAAATATTTCAGCGGGTACTATTACTGGAATTACTGATTTGGCTGTTGCTGATGGCGGTACTGGCGCATCTACAGCGGCTAATGCTCGTACAAACCTTGGATTAGTTATTGGAACTAATGTACAGGCATGGGATACTGATTTAGATACATGGGCAACAAAAACAGCACCTAGTGGAACTGTAGTTGGCACAACTGATTCACAAACTTTGACAAACAAAACAATAGGTTCTGGATTGGTAATGGGTGCAAGTGCTATTACACATTCAACTGTAATTGCATCTACTAGCGGAACAACCATTGACTTTACAAGCATTCCTAGTTGGGTAAAGCGGATTACTGTGATGTTTAACGGGGTTAGTACAAGCGGTGGAAGCGTTGTCCAAATACAACTTGTTAGCGGTGGAACGGTAGCAACAACAGGTTATAGCACAGGCGCAGGTCAACAAACAGGTAGTAACTCTACAGGTATTTTAGCAAGCGGATTTCCTTTTGCAACTTCTGGTACAGCATCAAGTCTTTACTCTGGGCAAATGATTATAAGTAACCTAACAGGAAATGTATGGACTGCGTCAGGTTGTTTTGTTTCTGGTGTTTCTGGTGCAATAGGTTTTAGCGGTGGCGTAGGTACTGGATTATCTGGTGTATTAGATCAAATTCGCATCACAACCGTAAATGGCACTGATACTTTTGATGCTGGTTCAATCAATATTCTTTACGAGTAAACATGAATAATCCTGAAATAATTCATCACTTTTCTGATGGTTTGTACGCCAAGGAATCTGTGTTTCCTGCTGGAATGTCTGTTCTAAAACATACCCATAACTTCAGCCATTTGTCGATATTGGCTATGGGTAAGGTGGTGGTGTTGAAGGGCGAGGAACTTGAGATTGTTGAAGCTCCTGCTTGCATTGAAATTAAGGCTGGCTTGACGCATGGCGTTAAGGCAATAACAGATTGTGTTTGGTTTTGTATTCATGCTACTGACGAGACAGACCCGTCTAAGGTAGATGAAATTTTGATTAAGGGAGATTGATATGCCATTTTCAGCAGCATTAGTAATGGGAGGAGCATCACTATTAGGTGGTGCAATGGCAGGAGATTCCGCAAGAAGTGCGGCTCGTACTTCAGCCAATGCACAACTTGAATCGGCACGAATTGCAGCAGATGCGGCAAGGTTTCGTCCTGTTGGCATAACTACTCGTTACGGATCATCTAACTTTCAGACTGATAAACAAGGCAACCTAATTGGTGCTGGCTACAACGTCAGTCCTGAGTTAAAGGCTTACCAAGACCGTTTACAGGCTCTTACAGGCGGTGCATTGACTCAGGCTGAACAGGCACAGCAACAATATGCTCCGCTTCAACAAGGCGCACAAGGACTGTTTGGTTTGGGTCAGCAGTATCTTGCACAGTCCCCTCAAGAAGTTGCAGCTAAGTACATGGCACAGCAACAGGACTTGCTTGCTCCTAGCCGTGAGCGATCAATGGCTCAATTGCAGAACCAGTTGTATCAGCAGGGTCGTGGTGGTTTGTCAGTTGGTGCTACAGGTATGCGTCCTAGCGGTGCGGCTGGCTTTGGTGCTGCCTCTCCTGAGATGGAAGCGTACTACAACGCTATGGCTCAACAAGATGCTCAGTTGGCTGCACAGTCTCAACAAGCTGGTCAGCAGAATGTTGCGTTTGGTGCTGGATTATTTGGTAGTGGTTCTCAATTGATGGGTCAGTATCAAGCTGGTCAAGTAGGTGCATTGAACCCGTTTACTACCTATTTAGGTGGTGGACAGGCAATTGAATCAATGGGACAACAACCGTTAACCTTGGGTGCTGGATTGGGTGGTCAAGCGGCTGCTTATGGTGCTAATGCTGGTAGAGACTTGCTGACGGGTGGCATGAGTGCAGCAGCTACTCAACAACAAGCAAATGCTTACAACCCATTTGCTACTGCTATCAGTGGTCTTGCACAAAATCCTGCCTTTGGTCAAGGTGTTACAAACTACTTTAAGTCATCGCCTACTGATTTTGGCGCATGGAGTGGTGGAGGAGTAGATTCATCTAAAGTTGGTTATAACCCTGCTTCTTTTAACTATTAAAGGGAAAATCATGGCTGTTAATACAACTAATCTTATGACTATGCCAGTAACTAATGTGATGGCAGATGGAACTCCTGATCCTGTAATTAAGGGTGAGCTTTATCCAGATGTTGCTGCCAGTTCTGATTTTATTCCATACGAATCATCACCAGAATTCTTGGCAATGATACAAGCTAATGCTGCTCAAATGGCTGCTGGAGGTACTCCACAAACGCAACTGCAAAGTTTATCAGGAGGAATGTTTACTTCTGACCCTAATTTTACTTCTGGTCAACAACCACAACAATCATCAATTGTCTCAGGAATGTTTCCTGAAGTAGATGCTATGCAACGTGCTTTGTACCAACAAAAGCAAAATGAAGCAATGCAAGCACAGGCAATGCAGTATGCGTCACTTAACCCTATGCAACAGGCTCAATACAGCCTGTATCTTGGTGGTCAACAGTTGGGTGGTGCTATTGGTGGTGCTTTGGGTGCTAAAGACCCTCAGTTACAGATGATTGGTTTGCAACAGCAAATATTGCGTGAATTAGACCCTAGTGATCCTGCTCAACAACTTCGAGTTGCTCGAAAATATGCACAAGCTGCTCCTGAATTAGCAATGAAGATTGCTGATAATGCCCTTAGTTCTCAAGTAAAGATTGCACAAATCAATAGAGAACGTAAAGCTGCAATTGGCGTACCTTTGCAAGTCTCTGACCGCATCAACGAACTCAATCAGAAGATGCGTATGTTGCCGCCTGATAGCGTTGAGTATAAAGATGCAGAAGAAGAAAAAGCTAGACTAATGAAGCCTGAAAAGCCAGAGCCAAGGCCGTCTGTTGGTAGTGATACTGAAAGAATTTCCTTAGATAAATTCGGTAAGAATTATTATGATCTAGATCAACCACAACGTG